GTTCTTTAATTTTCATTATATCCTCTAATTGTTTGAGATTTATTCTCTCGTCATTGTTAGTTATGTATTCTCTCATAGCCACCGCTTATAGTCGTTCCTACATGCGCTAGCAGCGATTCTAGCAGCGATTCTCGGTGGTTATGTAAATATGTCATTGTTGACTTTTCCTATTTGTTTACTAGCTACTTGTATTTCTGTCTCGTCTTTTTCGTATACAGTAATAACGTCTTTGTTTTTCTTATCTTTGAGTTTAACCACATCAGTATCTGTTTCTACGGGTAATGTAGAATTAACTGAATCCTTTGTACATCTTAAAATCATTTCGTGTTTCTTGGCTATACGAGATATGACGTGTTTTACTTGTAAGACTAGATAACGACCAGCGTAATAGGGATTTATTTCTTGTTTTTCATTTGGTCCGACTGGTTTCGCAAAGGGTAAAGTAAATGAAATCATATCACCAGCGTGTACCATTGTATTTCCTGGTACGTTTAAAATTAAGTTGTTATTTAATAGTTGTTGTCTTTGTGATTGACTATTATGTATTAGTGAATAGCTATTTGGTCTTTCATATCCATCGTGTAAATGTACAGTATCTGATGTAACCATTAGTTTTTGTAATGGTTGTTCTGAAAAGAGTTTCTTTGTATTGTCAAAGTATGCGTATGGTTGTATAAACTTAATACCTGTCTTACCACCATCTGTGTGTTCTGTGTGAAAATAGTTTCCAAATGATGAGTGATAGTCAAAATCATATTCAGTTAATGTCTTTTCTAACATATCGTGCTGTATAATACGACTGGCGAATAATCCTGTGTTTAAACTTTCAATTTGATTGACTGGATTTTCAAAAGAGTAATGCGCCACACTTCTCATTTCTTTTGTGACATCTCTTTCCCCTGCTGTTCTTACTTTAGAAGGTTGTAAATGATATTTCTCTTTTACAGGTCTTGCTGTGTGTCCACCAAGAGCCATTAGTGACTCAACACTTCGAAAGTGAAATCCACTCATTGTTTCAAAAAATAGATAATTTGAGTTTTCATAATTCTTTGATATAGCTGTTCTTGCTAAAAAATGAATTGCGTTAAAAGGTTTCTTATTAGGTATGACATATTTTGAGTTTGTCTTTGTTTCTTCTATGAATAATGGTTTACGACTATCCAAATAATCTGGCGACTTGACAATCTTTAATACTGCGTCTTCCACAGGTCCTGCGAATGCTTGACTAACTCTAAACAAAGAGTTTCGATATGCTTCTCTACTTGTAAAATGTAATTTGTAAATTTGTTGTCTTCCTGTACCACCAGATGGTCTTATCTTTTCAATTTTATAGATGTAATAAGGATCAGATGTTCCCTCTAATGCTTCTACTCTATCACTTAATCCACTTCCTGGCGTGTAAAATTTAAGTTCTAATCTTTCCATTCCTGTCAAAGGTAATGAAGTTCTTATATCTTGTACATCGGCAAGTACAATTTCTCCTGTAATACATTGTAAAGTTATGTCTTCAACATAAGTGATTGACATTACTTGTGGTAGGATATTTACTCTAACGGATTGGTCTTGAGCTTCAGCTGATTTACGATAGGATACTAAGGTACAAACATCTAATTTAAAATCGCCAGCAAATTTTAATGTATCTTTATTATCACCAATAACTGACATCTTAATCTCTTGTTAGTTTTTCAAATTCTTCTAAAAATAATGGTAGATAGTTAGGATCTAAAAGTTTAATGTTTCTCTTTTCGTCTTGTAATCGTCTTTCGTATTCATAGTTTGACACAGCCTCTGCGCCAACTTCTGTACTATTGACTTCTATTTTATGTGAGTAATCAAATGGTCCATTACTTGTTTGTGGTCCACTGGATTGTGTTTTTTCATAATGATGTACAGCACCAGGATTTGTATATTTACTATTTACATAAGCCTCAAAGTCTTGTTCATTTAGTGGCCAACCATAATATCTATCCGTAATATTATTTGTTATTAATATAATCCAATGATAATCTGTCGTACCAAAATGTTTAAATGATGTTATTTCTGGTGTTTCGCCTGCTGGAACATCATACTTTGAAAATAATGATACATTATCAGCAATACTTGATCTAATTTTAATTCTTCTAAAAATATCCGTAACTAATTTAAAATTTTTGTTACCAGATATATCATAAGCAATCTTAGGAAATTGTTCAAAAAACATTGCCATCTTAGTAACCTTCCATTATTCTTTCTTTTGTCATAATTTCCATTTCTGTAAATGCTAATGTCATTTTGATATTTACTGGCGCCGCACCATCTGGATCAAATTGTCTAAATGTTGTAAAATCACCTTCACCATAACTTACAGATGTGTTTGTCAACACACAACGAGATATTTTATTTAAATAATTATTGACTTGTCCATTATAAGCATAGTGTATTTCAAATTCACTTGGTACTTTAAAATAACGACCACCACTTATATCATTTTCCATCTCTGGCATCATATGATATTTAAAGAAAGTAATAATTTTGTTTATATCTTGTACTTCTTTTTGTGATCTTGCTTGTAAATTAAATGTATATGTAAAATTTCTATTATCTACTTTTTCAAATACTACTTCTGTAAATGGATTTTCAGCAAATCCTGTAACTTTACTTATAGCACCTGATACATCTCCTAATCCAGCCGCTTCAGCAATACCTACACCTAAATCTTTTGCTGCCTTTAATGCAAATCCTCCTACACCTTTTAAAAATGCATCTGTTTGTGCTTGCACACCAGAAGCCGCTGTTGTCTCAGCAAATGTCTTTACAGCTAGACCTCCTAATCCTGTTTCTGTAGGACCATTAACAACACTATATTCCGCTTTAATAGATGGTGGCATATATAATGCTACTGCTCCAGTAACCTGTGTATGTGTAGGTTTTTTTGAAGTAATAGAATTTTTAGGTGTTTTGCCAATTTGTACTGATCCACCAGTTCTACTAGATTTTAATGTTGATACAGAATAAGAAAATTCACCTGTATCTAAATCTTGTCCACCAGATACGCCTACACCTAACTCTCTCATAAAACTTCTATCAGATAATACAGAATGTTTATTTGATATAGAATAGAATATCATAAAATGGCCTTGTTCATCATTACCCAAATCACTAGGAAATTGTATAGGCGCAAACGACAATATGTTCGCCTTCATATGTGAAGTTGGTGATTTTTCAGCAGGTATCTCTAACGGTGATTGTTTTAATAGATTAGAAGCCGCCGCTTTGGCCTGTTGATTAGATAAAGCGTTACCACTAAATCTATTTGCAAGACTCATTAGTTGACCTAGTTTTATTGAAGCCATTGTTATCCTTTATATATATTGTAATATTTATAACGAAATGAAGAAGTCATATAAAGGTTTATATCGTCCATCTAATCCTAAAAAATATGTTGGCGACCCATCTAAAATAGTCTATCGTTCACTATTAGAGCGTAAGTTTATGCTACACTGTGATCGTAGTTCTGACATAGTTAATTGGGCAAGTGAAGAATTATCCATACGATATTTCAATCCAATTGATAAAAAATATCATTCTTACTATCCTGACTTTATTGTAAAGACTTCTCAAGGTAAAAAGTTTCTTATTGAAATCAAACCATCTCGTCAATGTAAACCACCAAAAACACCTAAAAAGAAAACAAGAGCATTTATGCGTGAGAGTTTTGAATATATTAAAAATCAAGCAAAATGGAATGCAGCAAAATCTTATTGTGAAGATAATGGTGCAGAATTTAAATTAATTACAGAAAAAGATTTAGGTTCTTATTAAGCAGCAAAATATTGTCTCAAACTCGTATCAGATGTACTTGTTGTTTCTGATATATTTGTGTATGTATTATTTGCTGTCGTAACGTTATTTGTACCACCCTTATTAATTTGCATATTATTTTGTGATGATCTCGTTGACGCTATTTCTCCACTATCCTCTCTAAGTCTTTTTCCTTTTTCTAAATCTTGTGGTGTAATTGTAGGTGTATTTGCTTGAGGAGTAGTTGATTCATTTACAGCAGAAATCATACTATTTCTTTCCGACATTGCTCTACCAGCCGCAAAATCTAATCCTTCTCTATCACCTCTATAATCATAATCTGCATATAACATTGGATCCATAGTATTTAAAGCTTTATGTTCAGGACCTCTACTTGGATCCATTTCAATAACCATATTATTATATGCTCTCATTCTGGCTTTTTCTGAATTTTTATAACTTGATGATGTTTTATCTCCTTTTTCGTGTATATCTTCAAAAACTCTTTTTTGTTTTGCTTTGGCAGCTTCTAAACCTTTAACATCTTGGTTCATTAAATCTGCTTTTGCCTTGTCATCATCACCAGTAAAGAAATCTTTTACCCCACCGAAGAAACCACTAACCTTTTCTTTAATAGCTTTAATTGGTGCTAAGATTGCATCTTTAATTGATTGTACAGTTTCTTTTATACTATTGATAACTTTATCTACTAAACCTGAAAAATAGTTTGGTATGTCTTCTGTTATAAAATTAAAAGCATCTTTAAATAGTTGACCAATAGCCGCTATGTTGTTTTTAGCGTTTTCAATGGCTTGATCTATCATATCATTAAAAAATTGAGGTATAGTTTCTGTGAAAAACTTTATAGTATTATCTATTGCTTTTCCTATAGCCTCTGGTAATGTTCTAAATGCTATTTTTATATCACCAACCCATTTTGAGTCAACACCAAATAAATTTAATACTGCGTCTAATAATGAAAAAAATGCATCACCTATGATACTAACTAATCTTATAGGCAAATCAAATAATAATTGTTTTATTCCAGTCGTAAATTTTCCACTTCCAGGATCAAAAATACCTTGAATAAGATTTGTTAATGTTTCAAATACTAAACCAATACCTTTAATAACATTCATTAACACAGGACCAAAATCATCTTTAAGAGAATTAAATGCTGCTTTTAAACCTTTTACAATAGGTTCAGCAACTTTAGCAATTTCGCCACTAAATTTTCCTATATTTAAAGCTAATGCAAGTAAAATACCAAATAAACCAACTTTACCTAGTATTCCTTTTGAGAAGAATCCTATTATGTTAGAAGCTCCTTCTTTAACTGATTTAATTTTATTACCAATTGCTTCTTTAAATTCTTTTGTAAAAAAACTTGTATCTTCAACTGGCGATTTAGGATCATCAGCAGCAACTCTTTCTTGTCTTTCTTTTTCGTATTCTTCTTGTTTTTGAAATGATAAACTTTCTGTAAATGTTGAAACCAAATTCATTATACCATTTTTAATGCCTTGTAATAAGTCTAATACAATATTTTGTTTATTTTCTTTTTCGGAAGGAGTTATAATATCACCGTCTTGAGGTGTAATAACTTCATTTGGTGAAGCAACAGGTACAGGTACTAAAGACTTTGTTGTACTTTGTATACCTTTAAAAGAGTTAGCAATAGTGTTACCTATCTCTATTACCGATTCATCTTTTATTGTAATTGCTTCAGCCATTATTTTTTATCGTCTGATTTTGCTCTACTACCTGTATATAATCCAAACCACGCAGCGCCAGCACCAACAACAATTGATACTAAACCACTTTGTTCCATAGTTGGATTAGGTAATTCCATATACCATACTACAACTTTGTATAGTAAATATATGTACGTTGTGATGAATATTCTTGGAAATATTCTCCAACTGTCAACTGCTCTTGCCAGGTGTATTAGTTTCGCATATGGATTTATACCCAAGTTTTTTATAGAAGTGTCAACTTCTAAATCAACACTAATTTTTTGTTTTGGTTCTGCAACCTTAATTTCTTCCATTACTTCCTCTCTCTTTGTCTTCGTTCTTTTTCTTCTTTAATATAGTTAACTAACATATTAACATATATTTCCCTCTCCCACGGCATCATATTTTAACTCTGTCAATGAATATTTATGATGTTGTATCAATGCAAAATTAGTTTCATAATAGTTTTCTAAACTATCGTGTGAGAGGGCTACCCGAAAAAATCGGCCAATCCTTTCAAAGTAACTTCACTTTCAATATTTGTCATAGGGTTCTTAACTTTTATCTTTTGTTCTAATCTAGGCATCGTTGTAAAGAAAACTTGTATTTTTCTCATTTGCTCACTAGTTAGTCCATTAATAAACTCTTCCATATCTTCATTTGAAGAATCTTTTGCAAGATAAACTTTATCACCTTCATAAATTTGTTCTATTGATTTGTATATCAAATCATAAGAATCTTTTAGTTTTAAATCACCAGATATTATACCATCATTTAAAATTTTAAGTGACGGATATTTTAATATTACACCTAGTTTTCTATTTTCATCTAAATCAATTTTATTTGTGTGATTATCGTCAACATAAACCTCTACTTTTGATAAATCAACTTCTGCATCTGCATATGTCTTTTTATCATCAGGACATAATACTCTTAGTTTTGCTACTTCACCTACTGATTTTGCTCTTATTTGTAAAAAAACATATTCAATATCAAATAATGGATAATCATCAGGTTCTAGTTTTCCAAATGTACAAGACTTAACAATGTCTTTTATTGCTCTTAACATTTCATCTGGTTTACCAGTTTCTAAAGCCATTAATAATATTTTTTCCTCTTTTACTAAAAAAGGTCTATATGTTATAGTTTTTTGTTGTGATGGTAATGTCAACTCATATTTAGCTACATTAGCTTGAGGTAACGCCATAATTTACTCCTTTGTTTCAATTTATATGTATGTTCAATTATAAAAATGGTGGGAACACTTTACCACCAAATACTGATCCTATCGGTACTCTTTGTCTTAAAACATTTACAGCATCTCTTCCTGCTCTTCTTAAATCAGGCGGCAATTTGTTTATTAAATTACCTATTAAACCTCTATTAGGTTCTTTGACAGTTGGTACTTTAAAACCACCACCTACTGTAAATTTATTGACTTGATCTAGTGTTAAATTAGACCATTGTCTAAATGCGAAAGTTATATCAACTTTTTGTATATCACCACCCTCATTGTAACTGTAAGGAACTGCGACAATTGATTTTGGATAACATTCTGTTAATTCAATACCATATGAAGTTCTATCTCTATATGCATCACCAGAAAATGCACCTAATTGATATATTCTAATACCACCAACATACTCATTATAAAAATGTACGTTATGAGTATTCTGATCAAACGCTGCCGCTTGCCATAATTCAAAAAATACTCTTTGTCTTAAAAACTTATCAGCATAAAAACTACAAGTAATTTCTCTTGTATAATTTTCACCTGTAACCACATCTCTTTGAGGTCCGTAAGTTTTAAATTCTGTTGTGGTTAAAGAACGAGATGGCATCTCTACACTAAAACAAAAACCTCTTAGTCCTCTTTGTAATTGTCTTTCTTGTTGTAGTTCTCCAGCTAATGTTGACCGACTAATCTGTTCTTCAAATAATACAGCATTACCTACATCTGTACCAGTGGCTACACCATTTGGTAATATGAAGTCAACTAAAAATCTATTAGGTCTAGCAAATCCTTCACCTTCAGCAACTTGGGATATAAATCTACCAATTGTTGATTCAGGATTACCGCCTGCTTTTTGTTTTAACCTTGGATCACCAAGAACATTATCTAAAGACCTATCTCTAGGAATACCTACTCTAATATCAAAGTTTCCAATTCTTCTACCACCTCTTAAAATCGCCATCTATTTTACCTTTTTGCCACATTGACATCTTTTACCAAATAATTTGTCAATGATTTTATTGAACCATTTTTTCATTAGTATGGACTACCTTTCTTAAATTGTTGTACAGGTAACATTACTGCTAATGCTGCCTCATCAAAATCAACTCTTAAAAAATTTGACATAACGTGATTATACAAATATTTTTTTATTGTTGTTTTGGCAATACCAATATTCTTTACACCATCATAGGTTGCATCTATTCTAGTATTTTTACTCATTCCACCAGATGCATATCTTTGTAATCTATCTAACAAACTAATTCTTTGTAATGGTCTTAAATAGTGAAAGTTCATTCCCATAAAACCGCCTGGAATAGTTTGTAAAGGTAATACAAGTGGAAATCTATCATAGTATGGTAATACCTGTTTATATTTAGGGTCATAGAAGAACATATTTAATCTTCCTCTACTAGGAATACCGTTTAATTTACCTGAAGACATTAATTTACTAGCAGTTATTCTATCTCCTAAATCAGCAATAGTTTTTCTATACCAATTAGCACTCTTACGAATACCGCCTTGTGCGTCTTT